GGTCCATAGCTTTTACAAACTTAGTTACATCATTGCGATTAACCAGGATGTAGTGAGTATCTGAGAAGATGTCTGAATCTACAATAATTGCCCACTTAGATATGCGGGTACGAAGGTTGACAATCTCAGTTTCTACAAGGTTAATGTGTGGGTTTTGAGCAGTCCACTCAATAAGATCCATATTTGTAGCAAGCAAGTTGTCATAGGGGAATGTAGCAATATCTGCGGATAGTAATTTATCTCCAACTTTTAAATCAAATGCAGGAACTAATCCGTCTCTTGTACGAACAAGAGTATTAATATTAATGCTCTTTGCTCCCCCTCCACTTGGGTCAGGTGCAAATATCTCAGGAATATAAATTGGATCACCAACAGGTTGACCAGTATCAGCATCAACTAATGTTATCTCTGTTCCACCGTCAGTAGTGTCTTGTGATTCCCAATATACGGTGTCGCCATCAATTTCAAATGGTGGATCTACTGTAACAGGACCTGTAACTGTATACGTAGGACCTGTAGGGTTACTTGGTGTTGGTTCTTCTGGAGTCGTTGTACCACCACCGGGCTCAATACACGCACCGTAAATATCTGGACAACCCACAGGAGTTATGCAATAGGTTCTAGTTCCAGCTGTACCGCATGGTTCTGTACCTGAACCGTAAAAACAATCTGAACAATTTGGTCCAGGACCACCAGGACTTTCTGTACAAGGTCCACAAGCAGACTCAATGTTGGGACAATCCCCAGGAGTTGTACAAATTGTGTAGGTTCCAGCAGCCCCACTAGGACAAACGCAGTCATATGTGTCTGTTTGAACGCAATCGTTACATCCCCCAGGAGATGCTACGCAGGCACCATAGATGTTTTCACAATTATCTGGAGTTATACATTCACTTTGAGATCCTGGTCTCCCATCATCTGTAGTACATGGGATTTGAAAAGTACTAACACAAGTGCTGCAGTTGCCGACAACCCCCCCATTATTTCCTCCAGGAATATTTGGGCACGGAATAAAACTGTCTCCTCCAGTACCGTAAATTATACAGTTTGTTCCTGGAGTACCAGGACCCGTGTAACTTATAAATTGACGGCATGACGTAGGGTCACTACTAGTAGAGCTAGTTGTATAACAAATTTCTGTGTATCTAGTTATTGGTGCGTTAGGTTCTGGTGGTGGTGGCGGCGGAGCAATACAGCGTCTAAAGGTATACTTAATTGCACAACCTTCAGGTGTTACACACTTATATCTAACGCCAGTTCCTGAACTACAGTTGGAAGTTGAATACTCTTCTTCTCCACTACCTTCTCCACAATACTTTCCACCGCATGGGTCATCTGCACCCACACAATCTCCGATGACAGTCTCTAGTGTTGTGTCACACCAACTTTGATAAGTATTTGTGGTTACTAAACGTTGACCTGTATTTAAATATCCGCATCCTTCATAAGTTGAAGAAGTAGTTTTTGGAACAGTACAGTTTTCAGCAGTAGAACAAGAAGGAAATTGAATTACCCCAAGTTCTTCACAAACCCATTCTCCTTGTCCAGCAACTACTACACCAGTGAAGTCAGTACTCTTTAATTCATTTAAACATTGACCTGTTGAAAATGGTCGCAAAGTGCAGTAATATTTTAGATTAGGATCTAGCGGGTTACAGCAACTATAAGATATCTTTAAAGAAGAGTCGCTCATACGTCTTGCTACACGTTTTGCATAGCCGCTAGTACAGCCTGATAGACCACCCCAAAATTCGCAATCTCCAACTTCTTCAGACACTACTGAAATAATTGGATCTTCAACTGTACACACTCCCGCAGGCACAGTAAAGGTTATGCATCCAGGATCTGTTTGACAAGTATATGGGGCGGTACGTGTTCCTAAGGTAACCCCATCAGCTAAGTAACATGGTTCTGTAGTAGGAAGAATAACTCCATTGGTGCCATTTAAACAATAGTTAGGGCGGTAACAAATAGTCTCAGGTATTGCTGCAGGTTGTTGACCAGGTGCTGTGCAGGTTGATCTCCAAACACCATTTATTCTTACATAAGATTGATTTACTGTACGCCAAGTTCCGTTTACTTTTACGTAACCACAAACACCGTTAGAAGGAGAGTCAGAGGTAACTTCTTTCCAAACACCGGCAACTTTAGCGTAGGTTGCCATGGCTTACACGTACTTCAGCCAGATATCCCCATCGTTACCACCAACAGGAGTTCCAGTAGAGGTAAAAATGTTTCTTACAACGCCAGAGCTAGTACTAGCAGTTGTTACTGATCCATTAGTTACGCTTACTGCTCCAATAGCTGTTGGTAGAACAGGGTCTAAACCACCTTGAGCATGTTGAGTAGCGTGCAGTGACGCAGCTGCTCCAATAGATGCGGGATCAGCTTGAGCAGTTCCAAAAGATTCCCAAGTATTTGCTTGTTGATTCCAACGTCTTAATCCCATTAGTTAACTCCAAACACTAAAACTGTACCGGCGGTAAAACCACCGGCAGAAATTGTTAATTGAATTGACGAGATTGGTTGAACTTGCAACCAAACACCAGCCCTAAGAATAGGAAATATTGTGTTGTTTGCTGCCCTGTACACACCTTGAGCAAGGCAAGTTGAGTATCCTTGATTGTCTTGAGTGTCTTCAAAAGTAAACGAAAATTTGTTAGTTGTAATAGCACTTTTAATTGCTGCAATTTTTACAATTTCAGTTGCTGTAGCTCCAGTACCGTCTATGTAGCTAACTTGATCATTATTGCATCGTACTAATAAATCAGCGTCTGCAGATAAAATTAGGCCTCTAACAACAATATAAAGATCTTTATAGTTTGCGTTTACAGAAAGGTTTACGGTTCTTCCAACAATTGTTGCTAAATTTAAGGTTTGTAGAAGATTTTTACCTGCGTTATTTTGGGTGTCGGAGTCAATCCAAACATCCCCATCAGCTGCAGAAGCTGGCAAAAAGGGACCAATATGAATAGTTTTTCCAGCTCGGTCATCAGTAAATTTAATTGGACCGGCTTCTTGTCCATTTATTCTGATTGCCATTAGTCTGAAATCTCCGATCCAAATGCATTAAAGGAAAGGTTATTTGTAGAACTGTAGATGTATATAGCATCTCCTGTTTTTAAGGTTATGCCAAGTGTGTAGGTAATGGTAGAGGCTGCTGGAACGGTAGTGTCAAAAGCAATATATTGTTTTGCACTGTCAGCAGCTCCATTTTCACGAATAGAAATTCTAAAAGTAGAAGAACTAGCTCCCCTATTACAAATAGCGAGGGTAGAAACTACAGTATTGATTCCAGCTCCAACGGGTCCATAAAGCAAGGTAGGGGTTGTTGCTACTGGAGAAGATTGAGCTAATATCTTATAGGTTGTTGCCATCTAGGGTCTCCCGTGAATAAAAGGCTAAGTTAGACTGAAGCCTAAGTTCGTCTGGATTTAATTCTACAGCTTTAGTGCCGTAAGTCAGGGCTTTCTCTGAATTTCCTAGGTTGTGGGCAGCCAAAGCGGCAAAGTCATAAGGCATATGCCCCCAAGCAAACTCTTCACATAGATACTCTAAAGGCTTTTCTGTTATAGATAGGGCATTTTCAGCAGCAGTAAGGCATTCTTCCCAACGCTTTTGATCGTGATAAAACTCAGCAAGTTCTACAAATGCCTCTCTTCTATTAGGGGCTTCACGAACTGCCCTCTTTAACCACTCTTCTTTTTCCCCAGTATCTATTACTAAGCGGGCTAAATAACGCATGGAGGCCGCCCTCTCTGGAGGCCATTTTGCTTTAGGAAGAGCTAAGTGACGTTCAAATTCTTGTATAGCTCTTTCTTTTTGATTATGAAAAAATAACTCCCTAGCAAAATAAAAAGCGTTCCTATCATCAGACGGATCTTCTATAACTGCCTGTTGAAGTAGGGGCATATACTGAGAACGAGACTTGCTATCGTCTGCGTGGTGGTGAATTTGTAGGCCAATCCAACCTTGAATTTCTTGACTTTGGTTAGTTACTAATACTTCGTGTACTGGGTGTTTCCAACGATAACCCTTACGAGTATGTATTTTATCTCCGCCGTACTGTAGTCCAGGAGATCCATCTTCTTTCCAGTTCCACGTGTACTGGTATCTAGGTCTAGTCCAACCCTCTTTAAAAGCTTTTTCTAGTTCGTTTCGCCAACCCTCAATAAGAACTTCATCCATATCTAAGGCAATGCAATAGTCTATGTCTAAAGGTAAAGCAGCTAGAGATGCGTTACGAGCATCATCAAATCTCCAGGGTTTTACGCCAATGTTTACTACGTTTATACCTAGTTCTTTAGCTAAAGAAACGGTTTCGTCTGTAGAACCAGTATCAGCAATTAAAAGATAATCAGCGTCTTTTGCAGACTCATACCAAGGTTTAACAAACTTAACTTCATTTAATGCAATCGTATAGACCGCAACCTTCATATTATGCTCCGATTTTTAGTTTTAAACTTGTTCTTCTAAATTTTTTAAATATTCCATTGTACGATCTAAAGTAACTTTAACCTCAGGAGTTAATTGACCAGAAGCATTTAAAGCTTCAAGTTCTTTTTGTACAACTAAAGAACTTGCATAATTTTTTGGATTATAGTGTTCGTTGTACGTTTCATACATTTTTGTTTTCTACCTTTCGTTTTAAATCTTCTAAAGCATTCATAATTCTTTCACGTGCTCGAGTATCTAAAGATTTAATTTCCTCCATACGAACAAGTTCTGCTTCTAAAAGACTAATTCCTTCTTCGTATACAGCTGTATTAACTTGTGGTGTTGTTTCTTCACTCATTTTTACTCCTCGGTTGGATAAACTAGATCGTAGCCAATAACGGCTCCGGTTTCATCTTTTACTTCAAATTTTTCTGCCCCAGTTTCTGGGTCTACCCCTAAGCTTACCTTAGTTACACTCATGATAACCTCGCCCAAATTCCTACCGTGCTTGTTGAGTAGCTAGTAGCGCTGGTAGGTAAATCGCTAGTTGAAGCTACTAATCCTGTTACTCGTGGTGATAAAGTGCTTAGTGGGGCAGGTATAGCATTAAATGCGGTATATACAGTTCCCACAGTAGAGGCTACAACTACTACGCCAATTGCGTATCTAGTGCCAGCAGTCAATGTGTAATCTGCAGGGTAGCCCCCTGTCGTATTAAAGGCTCTTGTGTATACGGTATTAAGGGCGCTAAAGATAGTGCTGTCTGAAGCTGTTCTAGCTACAAGTGTTGCGTTTCCAGAACCATCAATTGTGT